TTTTTACATGCGGCCAAAACTTGAAAAGCTAAATTTTTAAGTTTAATAAGCTAACGTAAGACTAACAAACTTTGAATTTTTATCGATAAATGGCAAAATAAAACTGATTTGTAATCAGTCGGTTGCAGGTTCAACTCCTGTCACCAGCTCCAAAAATAAACGCACGAACGATAAAAACAAATCGTCCGTGCGTTTTTGTTTTTGCTTGAAATGCCTTGAAATTCTCTGAATGAACGTGACAATCTAACAAACAATCTAACAAATCAATACTTCATCTTTTGCATTTCCCGCAACAGATAACCCGGGTCGTTGTGGGAGACGTACTTGTTGGCTGTGGTGGAGAAATTTTTGTGACCCAAGATGGCCTGCACGGCGGTTTTTTCCAGGCCGCACTCCACCATCTTGCTGCTGGCCGTGTGGCGCAGCGTATGCGGATGCACCCCCTCTATGTGGCACTCCTGCATCAAGGCCCGAAACTTTGTAGCCACGTTGCGCTTGTCCAGTTTTGTACCGGCTTTGGACGGTATCAGCCACTCACAGCCGCTGTCAAGCATCCAAAAGACAATGATTTTATAAATGGGGTCCAAAATAGGGATAATGCGGTTTTTGCCCGCCTCGGTCTTCTCGCCGCCCTGCATATACCGCTCTTTTAGATGCACATCGTCACAGCGCATGGAGAGCAGCTCGTCGATACGCATACCGGTGTAGAGCAGCACCATTGCGATTTGTGCTGTCTGCCCAAGCTTCGGGTCGTCTTGTCGGCTGTTTATCTGCTCTATCTCTTGAGAGGTCAAGGTGCGCTCTGCCTTGCCTGTAGCCGCTGGGAGCTGCAAGAGCATAGCATAGTTTTTGTTTATGATGTCCTGAGCCATTGCCCACTCGCAGATCTGACTGAAAAGTGTGCGCTGCTTTTCGCAGGAGCTGCGGGAGAGGCCCTTTTCCACCATCTGGTCAATCACTTGTTGATAGTCTGCAGTTTTTAAGTCCCGGAGCTGTCGGTCATACAGCGGCGAAGCCTTTGTATAGGCCAGCTCATAACCCTTTTTCATGTCAGTGCCGAGCTTGTCAAATTTGGGCTGCGCTTTCCATTGGGCGTAGGCATCCGCAAAAGTACATTTCAGACGCGCTGCGGGGGTGTTTTGGACGTTGTAAGCGTCCAACGCTTGTACTGCTTCACCCGGCGTCGCAAACGTCCCCAGAACGTCTCGCTTGGCTGTCAGGGCCACATACGGTTTTGACCTCGTCCCGCTCAACTTATATACGCTGCCGCTGCCCTTTGGGCGGCGGCGCTTTTTTCTTTGCTGCGGGGCGGCTTCTGGCTGCTTCTTGCCGCAGTAGGGGCAAAAAGATGCGTCGTCCGGTATTTCCCGGCGACAGCAGGCGCGGATGCACTTCAAGTCTCTTCACCTCGCTTTGCGGTATAGTCGGCTTCGCCGCTTTTTGCGGCCTCTTTGCCAGCCTGATACGCCGACCTCAGCAGATTCACCGGCGGCTGGACTTCCCACGGGATCGGGTCCGTCCCTGTAGCCACGGCGAATCCGTAGTTGTCCAGTATCTGGCCGCAGACAGACACCTTGTTTTGTAAGGGGGTATGCAGATTTGCGCACACCTCAGCAAACACCGCTGGTGGATAGCTGCCATGTCGGCCCAAAAGGATAAACAGCACCATCTCTTTTACGATTCGAGGTGCCGTGCGAAAGTATTCTGTAAGCGCCTTGTCCAGATCTTCGTCTGATTTGCGCTGTATGGGCTCTTTGTAAAGCTCTGGGTGCAGCATTTCTTGCATGGCAGGGAGCGGAGAAGCCCCGCAAGCCTCGAACCAGTCCATTATCTTGTCAGCCGGTGGACTGGACGCCCCGCACTCCCAGCTCTGGACCGTAGCCTTTCCCTTGTTGATCCGGCGGGCCATGTCGACTTGGCTCAAGCCTGCCGCGACTCTGGCCCGCGCCAGTGCGACACCAAGCTTTTCCGCAGTAAAGTAGCTCATCAATTATAACCTCACAAATTTCCATGCCATAAAAACAAAAAGCGACATGGGGAAAACCCATGCCACTCGACAGAGCAGAAGTCCTTCAAGTTTTCCCATAAAATGGTAAAATCTAAAATAAGTTGGACAAATTATACAAAAACAGAGGTGAAATAAAATGGATTTCGAGCAAAGAAACGGTAAAGAAAACGAAATGACCATCATTGACGGGATGCCCGCCAGCGTTCTGACTGGCACGACCCGAACATCTGAACCTTGGGAGGACTAAAGATGGACAAGATGAAGCTGTTTTGCGCCCACATCCGCGCCGCGCTGGCATGCTATGAGGATATGCCGCCCGAGGGACAGGCTCGGGCCTGCCTTTATGTAACCCGCAAGGCAAAGTCTGTTCAGGCTCTCCACGCCGCAGCAGACGCACCCGGCGGGGAGCTGGCCGGGGAGCTGTTGCAAAAAATGCAACAACCGACTGACCACGAATAATATCGCGCATATTTTGCATGTTGCTCGCACAAAACGCGCGTATTTAGCAAAAAGCCGGCGTAAAATTCAGCGATTCAGCGCAAATGCTAAATTTTTTGCGCATTTTTGCGCGATTAAATGTGCTTGACGCAATACAATCAACGGTTGTATAATGCGGTTGTGAACGAGTCACAAGCCTAATAGCTGAGCTTTCTTGGCATTGTACTCTGCCTCCGTAACAGCTCCCATATCCAGCAGTTGCTTAAACTTCAAAAGCTCATCGGCGGCGCTTGGGACAGCCGTAGCGGCAGCCTGCGGATTCTCCTGGCTGACTTTGCAGCTCTTGAGAAACGCAGTCATTCCGCCGGGATAAACCGTTGTCGGCAAGCTACTTTCGCCCAGTGGAAGCGCAAAGCGGATAGACACGCTCTCTTTACTGCGACCCTTGCGGGTCTCTGTTTTGGCAGTGGCAGCGCCCACGATCGCACCCACAGGCCCGGCAACGGCTGCACCGATCACGGCACGGCCAATACCGCCCTTTGTCTCTGTCACCGTCAGATCGTCAGGAGTATCAGATTCATACCCAGCGACTTCATCAAAGCTGTAGATCATGCAAGGGCCTTTATCGCCGCTGCGGTGTCCAATGCAAAACAGCCGGTTTGGTTTGTCAATCGACACAAAGAGCGCGTCACCATCATAGATGGAATCGGTTTCTTTGAACACCTTCCGACGCTGTTCCAGTGTAGCCCAGTATGCCGCAAGCGCAGCTGTCGGCTGCTTTGCCGCCCGGAAGCCCAACTTTGAGTAAAAGAAATTGCTACATCCGGCGCAAATCAGACCGTCAGCACTCTTCTCACGGTTGAGCAAGCCAAGTTTGCCGCCACAGACAGGACAAGTGTTTGCCATGTTTATACCCCATCTTTTGATTTTATAAAATTCTGCATTTTGTCAAAACGCAAAACCACGCAACCCATCATTGAATTTGTGATTCGTTCATCCGAAAAAGAATCTTTCCATTTTTGAATAGAGTTTGCTTTTCCCTTTTGAGTTTTCAAGGTCAGGAGTTTTTCCAGCTGCTTGATATAAGAATTTTCGACAACAACCTCAAAAAGGTCGGAGAGAGAAAACTTTATCATGTTGTAAAGCTCAGTAGGGCTAAAATCAAATTTGAACCCCATCCTCTCATACTTCTTGAGTTCATCGAGCGTATCAAGGATCAGATCATATCTTGAAAACAAAACTTCAATATCTGATGTTTGCTCGATCACCAAAAAAGAATCCAGAACATTCCGTATTCTTTCTGGTATAGTTTCCTCCGGGAAATCCACAAATTCTTCCCCGGTGTCAGGATCGATTAAAACAACGGGCTCTGGTGATTTGCTCCACTTAGCGTTCGGGCGCACAAAATGCAACGACTCTTGGACTTCGGGATCATCTTTTTTCTTGAAGACCGCATTGATAACCCGCGTGATATTTTTCCGAAATCCAACATTCCATATCACGGGAACCACCTCACACATATTAAATTTTACATCACATAGGAGGCATCAGAATGAACACCACAGACCGACAAGGCTACATTGACGCAATTATCAAACTGCTGGAAAAGGCAGACCCGCACAAGCTGCGCCTGGTCTGGGTTTACGCCAGCAAGCTGATTAAATAAATCAAGGTAGCAAAAGAAGGGGAACCCTTACGGGTTTCCCTCTTTTTTTTGCAGCTTTCTCGCCATCCGCTCAAGAAATTTCCAGTCTTCGGGCTCCAGATCGGCCAGAACTTCCACAAACTGCCGTTTGAAGCTGTCTTCTTCGTTCGCCGTAATGTCAGCGAGAAAAGCAGCCAGCTTCTCCGACTGGGTGATCTGGTTGAACATCTCCCCTTCACCCGTGCGCAGCCACGTCTCGTTGACGTTAAACTCACGGCAGATGTCGGAGATTGTTCGGTCGCTGGGAGCCTTCCGGCCTGAACAAAGCTCAGAAACGAAGGGCTGAGAAACACCAAGACGGTTGGCAAAGTCAACCTTCTTGATATTAAGCGCTGCAATGATTTGCTCGATTCGAGTGTTCATTGGCGACGCCTCCTTGCACCTTTATTATACAGCAAGCACAAAGCCGTGTCAATAGAAAAAATTAGCTGAGCGAAGAAAAAAGTGTTGACATGATAGCTTGGCTATGCTATAATATAGCCAAGCTAAGAAGCACAAGCAAACAGGAGGCCTGAATCATGAAACGCTATAAGGTGTACGTTTACAACACGGTTGATAAGTTCTGGGACTGCTACGAGGTCCTTGCCGAGGACCCGGTGGACGCCCGGAACGTGGCAGTGCAGCGGTTGATCGACGAGACCGGGCACGGTCTGGACATCTACGAGCTGGCCGATGTGTGCGAAGTCAAAGAGTAAGGGAGGGCTGAACGATGCTTATCAATATTGAGTATCTTGGCACAGACGGTCAGGTTTACATTGCTACGGCAGAGGTCTATGAATCCTCGGAAGCCAAAGCGTTTGCACAGGCGGTTCTGGACTTTGAAGCGTCTTTTGCAGGAGTCGCACACATTTTGAGTGTGAAGAACGTGACGCTTGGCGCAGGCCGTAATTGAGCGATTATCCCACCTGATGATGACCTCCGGCAAAGGTCGAAACCATTTTCGCCACGTCACGAAAATGGTCGTGGGAGCCACCCACAGAAGGAGTTGATTTTATGGCAAAGGCAAAGAAGAACCGCACCGATCTGGCTGCAGAGCGGTACAGCATCCCCATTGACGGGGCCCACGCTGCGGACGCCCTGGTCAACGAGCTGTTTGACTCGCTGGATCCGCGCGACAAGCAGACCTTGCTCTGGATGGGCATGGGCATGGCTGCGGTGCGCAAGAACGACCGCCAGACCGAGAACAACGGCGTGGCGTAAGGATACAAACTTATTTTGGAGGTTACTATTATGAAAAAACTGCATGTGAAAGCTACGTTTATTGAGCCGGTGCTGGGCACCTGGCCCGCAAACCCCAATGTTGCCCGGGAGTTCATCGCCAGCAAGTCGCCGGATGCTGCAACCATCGAGGATGAAGTGGCGGCTCTTGGCCCTGATGCGGTAGCTGACAAGGGCATGACCGTTTTCCCGCGTGACCCGGACGGCAATCCGATTTTTTACGATTACCAGATCAAAGGCATGTTTAAGGATGCCTGCGGTATGCTTTCCCGCATTGGCGGCAAGACCGAGACCGGTAAGAAGAAGGCCGTGAACGAAAGCGGCAAGCTGACCGCTTACAAGAAGGTCATTGACGGCCTGATCTTCGTTCAGCCCCGCATGATTCCGATTCGGACAAACGGAGAGATCGGCGACTGCCAGCGTCCTTTGCGCGCCCAGACCGCACAGGGCGAGCGCGTGAGCCTTGCCAACAGTGAGGAGATCCCGGCGGGCAGCAGCTGCGAGTTTGACGTGATTCTCCTTGACGACAGCCACGAAAAGGTTGTGCGTGAATGGCTGGATTATGGCATCCTGCGCGGCATCGGCCAGTGGCGCAACAGCGGAAAGGGCCGCTTTACCTACACCGCCTATGAGGTGAAGGACTGAGCGCAAGGGCATGGCATTGACGGCCCTGATTCGCGGAGAAACGGCATGGTTCGCATGGCACCGCACCGCAAAGGCTCAGCCCGGCCGTGAGGGGCAGAGATTGGCAAAGCGAAGCAATGGCAAGGCTGAGTTCGATTGGCCGTGCGATGGCTTTGCGAAGCGAGGCTTGGCAAAGGCAAGGCACGGCGGTGCAAAGCGAAGGCTATGAGGTGAGCTGCTGTGCAGTGGCGGAGCACGGCGAAGCAGGGTGGAGCAGCGGCACTGAGAAGCACAGACAGGCAAGGCAAAGGCGGAGCAGAGCATGGCGACGCGAAGGAATGGCAAAGAAAAGCGCTGATGTGATTTGCGAAGGAAAAGTGGTGCACCGTAACGATTCGCTGCGGCAAAGTTTTGCTTCGGATGCATTGGCATGGAAGAGAGAAGAAATGCCGTGATTTGCGATGGAACGGCTTGGCAAGGACCAGATTAGTCAAGTAGCGCAATGGCTTTGAGAAGCGATGTTTAGCAAAGGCAGAGAAGAGTGAAGCTAGGAAACGCAGAGAACTGCGACGGCACAGCAAAGAGAAGACATTTTATTAAACATTTTATTAAAAGGAGAAACGAGCATGAAAAAAATTATTGTTGGCGTAGCGTCCGTATTGGCAAGTGCTTTGCTGATGGCCGGATGCAATAAGCAGATCATCGACCTGACCTATGAATACAGCTGGGCACAGCTGAAAATGCCAGACGGAACGATTGTCGAGGGCGATATCGAAAGCTGGTGCGACTATGAAGGCGACCAGCTTCAGGTTGTGATTGACGGTGTGACCTATCTGGTTCATTCGTCCAACATTGTTATGCGTCATTGATGCAAGGAGGATCTTTATGAAAACCACGATGCGCGATAAGGTTTGCCAGCTGATTGGCAAGTATCAGTATCTCGAAGACTATTACAAAACGAAAGCGGCCATCAACGCACAAAAGAGCTTCTTAGACGGCGGCTTTATCATCCGGCTTGCAGAGCCTGCGCAGGCAGATATGTGCGGCCAGTTCTTGGCCGATTTGAACAAGTTGCTGGAAGAGGACGAAGCTGCAGCAGCCTATGAAGACCCCCGCAAGACCGCCCCGGCTGGCAAGTGGTGCGCGGACTCAGTTGCAAAGGAGGCGCGGAACAATGGGTAAAGCACTGGCGATCATCATCGCATTTGCCGCCCTTCTGGGCATCTCGTGGGGCGTTACCTGCGCCGCCGTGTGGGCCATTTGCGCATTGATGCACTGGACGTTCACCTGGGCCGCCGGAACGGCGGCGTGGATCGCGCTTTTGCTCATTGGCAGCTTTGGCAGCTCTAAGAAGTGAGGCGCTGACCATGCCTGCACAGAAGAAACACACCAACTGCGTGCTTTGCGGCGTATCGCTGGCTTGAACAGCGCTGGGACGCAAGGTAGCCGGAGCGGCTGCGGCACATCCGGCTGAAACGGAAGCTGAGAGAAAAAAAGGAGGAGTGCTGCAGTGAAGAAGAGCATGGGAATTGCAGAGTGCTGCCAGATCATGCGTGATAACGACATTTCTGTGAGCGAGCCGATCTTTACCGGTATGATTCAGGCCGGCAGCTTCCCGGCATGGGCGGTGCCGTCTATTGGCACCAAGAGCGCCGCTCCGCTGATCTCCCGCGCCGGTTTTATGGCGTGGGTGAAGGATTTTTACAAGCTCGAAAAGGTTTACACAAAGGAGGAGCCAAGAGAATGAAACTCAAATCGTTCGTCGCCACCGGCACGGTAGGCCTGCTGGCCATTATCGGCGCGGTGCAGGTAGGGCGCTGGGCGTGCTCTTTGATGGCCGTTGCGCTGACCTACTGGGGCGGCTGGGACATCGCCGAGGCTGCACATGCCGCGCCTTGGATTATTGTTGCATTCGCTTCCGGGCTGGCGATGTCGTTTTATGGGATGCATGAGGACAACAAACGGTATAAGCGCAGCAGCTACGGAAAAATCGTCCGCAACCACGCCCGCCCCCAAGAGCCGGAGTACCGGCAGAACCGGAGGGACGCATGAAAACAAAAAAGCTCGCCGGTGTTCCAGCACCGGCGGGCCTGCAAGGGGTGATGGCTTCTCTAGTCCATCACCCCGGAGGATAACACATCTGGAGAAAAACTGCAAGCCTGTAACCGATAAAAGAATCGGATTACATAGTCAATCATTATTAACAAAAGGAGACTATCTATGGAAACGAATGTAAGCAGCTTACTCGACATGGCCAACGGGGCGATCAAAGAGCGTCTCGACTATGAGATGGGCCGGGTCATCCAGAACATTGGAGACCCCAACACCAAGGCAGCGGCCAAGCGGACCATCACCGTCAAGATCATCCTTGAGCCGGACGAAGAGCGCCAGCACATCGAGGTAAGCGCCACTGCTTCCAGCACGCTGGCACCCATGCACCCGGTCAAGACTGCGCTTGCGGTCGGCAATGAGGAAGGTCATGTTGTGGCAGTGGAACTCACTCCGCAGATCCCCGGCCAGTTTGACACTTTCGGCGGGGTAGCACCGCAACGCAAAGTCCTCAAGTTCGACGAAATTTACACCGCATAAAGAAAGGAAAACATCATGGACATCAAGAACAGCTTCCTCGCAGACGCAATCAACACTCTGGCCGATTTGGGCAAAAAGTCCGCAGAGCCGAAAGCCCAGACCGTGAACGGTCGCAGCTTCCTTGTCACCGGCAGCAGCTACGAAGAAATCGAGCCGCTTGAGCTTCCCAAGCCGGAGAGGGCAGTCACCCGCAGCCTGAATGCTCTGGCCACGCTGGTAAAAACCGAGATTGATTCCTTCGTCGATCATCCGCTCTACATTTCCTGCGAGAAATACGACCATGTGCGGGTATTCACCCGGCCGAACGCAACTGATGACCTGCACCGCTGGACTCCTTACGAGGCGATTGCCTCTGACCTCCCGCCGATAATCGAGGAGGTACGGTGGAGCTTTGACGAAGCGCAGATCAAACTGCGTTCCATGTTCCAGCGGGCGTCCGATGGCAATACCAATGACGTGGATTACATTCTCAGCCTGCTTTCCCACATGAGCGTAGACCAGAGCGTCAAGAGCGATGACAACGGCGTGACCCAGACCGTACAGGTCCGTAAGGGTGTCAGTTTTGTTGAGACCCAGCGGGTGAATCCCATCGTGAAACTGGCCCCTTACCGCACTTTCCAAGAAGTCGAACAGCCGGAGAGCGAATTTGTTTTCCGCGTCTACGATGACCGCAGCATCAGCCTGACGGCAGCAGATGGCGGGATGTGGAAAATGGCCGCACGAAGCGCCGCGCGGCAGTATCTCCTTGCAGCCCTTTGTGAAGAAGTTGACTCAAAGCACGTCATTGTGACTCTGTAAGTGCCCATTCGGTCGCCGCAGCTCATGAAACAGCATGAACAGACGCGGAGGGTGGGTATGGGGAATCGTTACAAGAGGGAGATAAACATGAATGGAAAAAACAAGCGCTGGCTCGAGCAGCGGTGGGACATGAACCAGCCCGCCCGGATGGCGCACATCCACAAGGCAAAGGAGCGCAGAAAGATGGAGCAGACCCATTTCCATGCATACCTCTACAAGAAGGGCAAGGGCAGCTATGAAGCCAAGCGGTTCGAGGGAGAGGCCATTACCGCGCAAGCCGCGGCCACCCGCTACGCCGACCAGATGGCCCACACCTGTGACTATGCCGAGGTGCGGGACGCTGTCGGGAACCGGGTCTATCGTGTGATCGACCCCCACGGCAAGCTGGCAAAGGGGGCGGAAGCATGAACCAGATCGCCCGCCGCGCCCGCATCAAAGACCTTTCCAACAAGGCCGAGGGCATTTTTCAGTACGTTGGGAACGACAATGTGCTGTTCCGACTCATCAGCACCGGCAACAAGCTCACCAGCGACGTCAACTATGCTGTGGCTCTGTTCACCGGCTTCGCCCGCAGCCATCAGCTGGGCAGTCAGGAGACCCGCCGCACAATCGACTCGATTTATCGCCGGGTCGGGGAGCTCATGTGCCTCATCGACATCGTTCATGCCGCCGCTGGCGAAGAAATCATGCCCGAGCCGTATGAATCCATAGATTTTTGTTACATGACCGAGTATCGCACCATGCTACGGGAGGCCGTCATTCGTGGGATGCCGGACAACTACAAAGGCCCGGCGCAGAACCCCTACACTGTCAGCCTTGTGCAGCCGGGCGTTGGCCACGGTAATGGTTACACACTGGACGAGTACGATGACGATTTCTTCGCCCGATTTACTCGCAGAGAAGAGCCGCGTGACCGGAAGCTCGTCTTCCGCTGCACTAAATCCGAGCTTGACGCCATCAAGCGTTACGCCAATATCATCGATATTAAATTTACCGAGGAGGAAATTCATCATGCCTGAGAAAAACCAGACCCCTATCGAGATGCTCGACCAGAATGCAGCTGTCGTCCAGAGTGCAGAGGTGCCTGCGCCTGCAGCACCTATCCAGCTGCAGCAGCGCCAGAGCTACGCCGAGAAGGTGCAGGGATTGACCGTTGACGAGCGCAACTGGATGCTTGCAAAGTCTAAATCCGCCGCTATGGCGCAGCTTCCCGCAGGCTTCTTGCCCCAGACCTACACCGGCAATCCCGGCGCGTGCGCTATCGCCTGCGAGATGGCCCTGCGCATGGGCGTTTCTCATCTCTTCGTCATGCAGAACCTTTACGTCGTCCATGGTATGCCCACATGGAGCGGCAAGAGCTGCAAAGCCCTCATCGACAACAGCGGCCAGTTTGCAGGCCGCACCCGCTACCGCATGGAGGGCGAAGAAGGCACCGACAACTGGGGCTGCCGCCTGATCGGCGTGGACAAGCTCACCGGCGAAAAGGTCGAAGGCCCGAAAGTCACGGTCAAGATGGCAAAGGATGCCGGGTGGTGGGACAAGAATGGCAGCTACTGGCCTAAGATGACCGAAATGATGCTCAAGTACCGCGCCGCCGCTTACTTTGCCCGCGCCGAGTGTCCGGAGGTCCTGATGGGCGCCAACATCGACTACGAGGTAGGCGCTGGCGACGCCGAGGAAGAGGGTGCGGCCCATGCTTAATGTTGTTGCGCTGATGGGCCGTCTGGTCTACGACCCAGAGCTTAAGACCACTCAGTCCGGCACCAGCGTGTGCAGCTTCCGCATCGCGGTTGACCGCAGCTTTGCCCGGCAGGGCGAAGAGCGCAAGGCCGATTTTATCGACGTCACCGCGTGGCGGCAGACCGCCGAGTTCGTCTCCAAGTATTTCCAGAAGGGCAGCATGATCGCCATCGAAGGCAGCTTGCAGACCCGTCAGTACCAGGACAAGAACGGCAACAACTGCACAGCTACCGAGGTCCTTGCGTCGCAGGTGAGCTTTTGCGGCGGAAAGGCCGCAGAGAAGCCCGGTGTGCGCGATTTCGACCAGCAGACGAAAAATCATGTGCGCGAAGCAAACGCCGCTCACAGCGCCCCGCAGAAGCCTCAGAACGTGCCGGAGTATTCGCAGGGCAGTGCAGACGACTTTTCGGTCATCGACGACAGCGAAGACCTCCCGTTCTAAGCCGAGAACGGCGCTATCTGACTATACGGGCGCGCAAAGGAGGTGATTGAGTGGCACAGGACGATAAAAAGTCATTTGTGGCGTATCTGAGCTGGTTCGACGCGCTGGAAGAATACTCCGACGCAGAGGTTGGGCGGTTGATGCGAGCTCTTGCACGGTATGCCAAAACCGGAGAAGAGCCAGAATTTTCAGATCGTGGGATGCGTGGTAACTGGAAATTTATGTGCAGCGACGTAAAACGGGCGTCTGAAAAATGGGATGAAACCCGCAAGAAACGCAGCAACGCCGGAAAACGCGGTATGGCAAAGCGCTGGGGAAAGCCTGACGACATAACAAAGATAACAAACGATAACAATGTTAATGACGACATAACAAAAATAACTGTAGATGTAGATGTAAATGGAGATGTAGATGTAAATGGAGATGTAGATGTAGATGGGGATGTAGATGTTGTAAAGCGCGATAACACCGCCGCCGTTGATATGGAGTTATCAAAAATCGTCCAGCATTACCAATGTGCTATCGGCGACTTCCCGCGTTCGGCGCTGGAAAAACTGCAAAAATGGCGGCAGGAGTACAGCACGGAGATGATTTTGCTGGCGATCGACAAGGCTGCAGAGGCCGGGAAGCGCTCGTGGAACTACATCAACGGCATCCTGTCTGGCTGGCAGCGGGACGGGATACGCACCCCGGGGGATGTGGCAGCGAATGAGCAGCGCCGACAAGAGCAGCCTCGCGGGAAACAAGCCACAGAAAGCACCGCAGAAGCATACGCAAATATTTTCAAGGGGGTGAAACCGTGACAGTGGAGATGATGACAAAGCTCCTTGCTGACGCTGAGGCCTATTTTGGACGGCCTCAGACCGCAGAGAACCGCACAAGCATCGCGGAGATCTGGGCGAACTCATCGCTCAAGGATGTGCCGGATGAGATGGCCTATAAGACATTCTACGAGGTGATTTCGGAATGCAGCTGGCAGAGCCAGCTTCTCCCGGCGTGGAAAAAGGCCATCGAAAAGGCCCAGGGTAAGCAGATGCTGGCGAAACACTGCCTTGCAGCCCGCACCCGGATGCTCAAGTCCAGGGCAGAAAGAAAACTTCTTGGGCAGGCAAGCCAGAACGGAGGACGAAATGCCTAGATACAAAGTCATTGTAGAGTGCAGCGGCCCGCACGGGAACGCGGCGCTTACATACCGCATCAACGCCGCGAGTCAGTTTGCGGCAGAGTTCCGGGCCTGCCAGCTGGCGGGCGACCATTACCCCGAGTATCGGGACATCAAACCGGTGAGGACGGAGGTGCTGAAAAATGGCTAAAATCATAGACCATCTTTCGCAGGGCGAAATTCTCGCCCAGATGGCAGAAGAGCTGGCAGAGGCCGCACAGGCGGCGCTCAAACTGCGCCGGGCGCTGGATGACTCAAACCCGACTCCCAAGACTATCCCCAAATGCTGGGAGTCGCTGGAAGAAGAAATCGGCGATGTCATGAACTGCATTGACGCACTTTTGCTGGAAGACGCTCTGAACTACCACACATTTATGAGCAAGTGCGGCGAAAAGGCAGAGCCCAAAATGAGCCGTTGGAAGCAGCGGTTAAAAGCGAGGTACGCGAAAAATGACGATGATGCCGTGTAAAGACTGCCCCACTCGGCACCCGGTGTGCCACGACACCTGCCCCAAGTACGCCGAGTTTAAGTGTCAGCGCGGCGCAGAAGCCGCTTACACCCGAGAGATGCTGGACACAGGCAAGGTCTACCACTACGACCACGAGGACCGCCACCGGGAGCGGGGCCGCAAGAAGTACATGGGAGCGAACGGAGGAGCGGACAGATGAAAGTGCTTATCGCCTGCGAAGAATCGCAGGAAGTATGCAAGGCATTTCGGGCAAAAGGCCACGAAGCCTACTCCTGCGATATTCAGGAGCCGTCCGGCGGACATCCCGAGTGGCATATCTTGGGCGATGCGCTCAAGGCTGTTAAGGGTGGGCAAGTCGTGACGATGGACGGCGTAACGCATGACGTTGGCAAGTGGGACTTGCTCATTGCGCACCCGCCCTGTACACACTTGGCTGTTTCTGGCGCGCGGTGGTTCACGGAGGGAAGAAAGCCTCTCAGCTTGCGCTTTGAAGCAGCTACGTTTTTTATGAAGTTTGCGGAAGCAGATATTCCGCGAATTGCCATTGAAAACCCGGTGTGTGTAATGTCTACGTTATACAGAAAGCCGGACCAGATTATCAATCCATGGCAATTTGGGCACCCGGAGCAAAAAAAGACTTGCCTTTGGCTTAAAAACCTTGCCATCTTGCAAGAAACCGACAATGTGTACGATTACATGATGACGTTGCCGCAAAAATTGCGAGAAAAGAATTATTGGATGGGAAGAGGCCACTCAAAAGAACGCAGTAAAACTTATTCTGGCATTGCAAAAGCGATGGCTGAACAATGGGGGTAAAAAATGAAGCCTGAAAAGAGAATAATCCGCTTTATTGTGTCAGCGGCATTGCTGATTGTGACGCTGTGGTTTACATCCTGTGGTGCGGCCACTGCCGAGGCAGGAGCTGAAAGAAAGCCATGCTACCATGTCAAGGTCTACTCCCCGGCAATCGAAAACGCGGGCTATGCCAGCAGAAGGAGACCGAAGTACACCATCACTGTAGACACTTTTAGCGATCTGGTTCCCACCGATACTTATAGTCGTGAAAGAGATTACCAACTTCTCCAAATTCCTCTTGGAGGTGGTCGCTTTGAGTTGGTATCCACCTCGCTGGTTGAAATCGAGTATTACTGAGGGAGGGCTGGAAAACATGAAAATCCGTTCGTTGATTTATTGGGACCCTGCGAAGAATGAACCTGGTTCCGCCGTCATTGAGATGACCGGCAAAGAAATCGTTATCCTGAACAACATCATCTGGGAAGCCGCAAAGGGGAAAGAGGGAAAATCTGGATCTCTGGATATGGCGAAATCCTTAATCTTACTGAACGCTCTTGTACAGCATGGGGGCCTTGACAGCGTGGATATTTTGGCTCTCAGCGATGTAGACGAGCGGCTCAACCGACATCAAGGAGGCGAAGAAAATGCCCAACAATAAAGCAGTTCTTTTAAGCGTCCGGCCTGAGTGGTGCAAGAAGATTCTCAGCGGAGAAAAGACAGTTGAGGTGCGCAGGACATGCCCTGTGCATGGGACGCCGTTCAAGGCGTACATTTACTGCACCCGGACAGCGAGTAAGGAGTTTAAGTTGGATGACCAAAACTGGGACGTGTCCGCGAGAAACCGTGGCGGCTGGCCAGAAAAAAGGGGGCGCGTCATTGGCGAGTTCACCTGTAAGAAAATTACCGGCCTAACCCATGTTGGAGTAACAGGAAGCTGGGAACCGGTAAGCCTGTACGTTATGGCACCCGGATCATATTACAAACCAGCCGATGAACTTCTTGAAGCGGCCTGCATGAGCGAGGAGACCGCAGAAAAATATCTTAAAGGCCGTGACGGATACGGCTGGCACATTTCTGACCTGAAAATTTACGACCGCCCGCGCGAGCTGCGGGCGTTCACAGGCTTGCAGAGCACACGGTTTGGTATGCGGCCTGTGGAAATTACCAGTCCGCCCCAGAGCTGGCGCTATGTGGAGGACGGCAGATGAAATTAACCCTCTACGGCGACCCGCACACCAAGAAAAACTCTGCCCGCATCCTCAAAAGCCGCTCAGGCGGGCGCTTTGTGGCCCCTAGCAAGGCTTACGTGGATTATGAGACGGACTGCCTGCGGCAAATCAAAAGGCCGTGCAGCCCCATATCTGCCCGTGTGAACGTGAGGTGCGTGTACTACATGAAGACCGCCCGCCGGGTCGATCTGGCAAACCTCATCGAGGCGACCACGGACATTCTGGTGAAAGCCCGCGTGCTGGAGGACGACAACAGCAAGATCGTTGCCGCCCACGATGGCAGCCGAGTGGAGCTTGATCGGGAGAAACCCCGGGTGGAAATTGAGATTAAAGAAATGGAGGAGTGAAATGAATATTTGGATTGCTGCATTATGTTCGCTTGGCATACTTGGCGCGATCGCGATTCTTCTTGCGTTGAGTATATGCTTCATGGAATGGGTGGTTGACAACGACCACATGGAAGCTTGTTTGCTGGTTGCGATAGGCATTTACGCCGAAGGAGGCGTAGCATGACCCGCACATGGACACCTGACACCGACACGCCAAAGCCTGACGGCGGCGTGGACTACCGCACCGTCAAGGCGTGGTTTCAGCAGTGCCGCGACCTTGCGGCAGCTATCGAAGTCCAGAAGCAAAAAATACAGCGCATCCGGGACGTGGCAGAAAAATGCACTCAGAGCCTGAGCGGGATGCCTGCGGGTGGTGGCACTGGGGACAAGGTGGGCTTCGCTGTAGAGCAGCTGGACACCGAGCGCCGACAACTTCAGAGGATGGAGACGGACCTGTGCAATCTGCGTGTAGAGGCCACCCGGCGGGCATACTGCCTAATAGCCGAGCCGGAATGCGCCGAAGCGATTTGCGACCACTATGTCATAGGCAAGTCTCACAAGGAAATCGCAAAAGAAGTCGGCGTGGGCGGGTCAGATGTGGTCTACCGGCGAATCAAACGCGGATGCATGGCTCTGGCCGAGATATGGGACGAGTTTTCTGACGTGCAAAGTGTACAACATGCACAAGAAAACACAGCATGATTTTGGAAGGGGTCAGCTCTTTTCAAGTCTGCAAGCTTAGATGTAAAATTCTAATAAGCGGTTCAGCGCTAAGCGGTAGCCGCTTGCCACGCAGCCTCCAGAACGGTTCCTTCCTTGTGACAGGTTTTCATGCTTTCCTGTTCTCCTTCACCGTTTTGCGGGCTGCTTCTATGCGAGGTTTGAGAAGCCACATAACAGGTTGGCAGTTTTGTGGAACGGTTCGACTCCGTAACCTCGCACCGTATGACGCATGGACTCATCCCCCACAAAGCTGCACGCTTAACCTCCCGTGCCACGAGAGAAAGCTTTGAATCCCCGAGGGTGTGGGTAGACTTCCCGACGGGATGTGCGTCAAACAACAGCCCTGGCGGAGAACCAGGGCTGTTTTATATGGCCGCCTGAGCGCAGTACGGAGCGCGTGTCAGCTGAGATATTGCTGGCTGGTTCGAGTCCAAGGGTGGTGTTTTATACTCCGGTAGCTCAAGTGGTAGAGCGGCGGTCTCCAAAACCGCATGTTGCAGGTTCGAGTCCTGCCTGGAGTGCCAGACTTTGCATGACCGGGGGACGGCATGCAGAGAGTAGCGGGGCATCCGGCCGCGAAAGTTCCGGACGCAGCAGCACCCACCGTTTTATGCCTGTCCGTCAAACTGAATGCACGGGTGCTGCTTATATGCCGTCATAGCTCAACTGGCAGAGCGCCGCCCATTTAAGGCGGGACAACATTGGTGATACCACGGGAACATCACTGCACAGCCAACCACTGCGCACATCCATTCCGTGGGTGCTGGTTCGAATCCAGCTGGCGGCTGGCGTGATTTTAGAGTGTCCACTGTGGACACTTAGAGTGTCCACTGTGGACACTTTTGGAGAGGAGGCATACAAATGTTTGAGCGCTTGAAAGAACTGATTTGCGACATGGCAAAGTTTTTGACGCGTCTCGGCGCTGGCCTTGTCCTCTCGGCCTTACCGATCAGCAACAAAGAAAGCCACTTTGTGCGCTATGCGCGGCGTTTCGGTTTCCGTGCAGACCACACAAAACGCGAGCCTCGGGCAGAGATCGGAGGCCGTGGCTGTATCCAAGGAGCACGGCCTGCTATCCGTGCGGATTAACCGCTGCTGATACAATACGATTAAAAACCGGCTTTTTGCATGATGAGCTCCATGCAACAAAGCTGGTTTTTCTTATGCCGCTTTAGCTCAGTCGGCCAGAGCATCCGGCTCATAACCGGACGTGTGCAGGTTCGAGCCCTGCAAGCGGCACATTCGATATTTTGACCGTTCTGGTTTCCGGGCGGTTTTTCTTTTGCATGAATTTAGAGAGGTGGTGGCGGTGAGTGCGAAGCGGCTGACAGACAGGCAAAAAAAGAAGATCGTTGCTGACTATGTGCAGCTGCAGAGCTATGCCAGAGCCGCCAAACTGAACGACGTAGCAGAAAGCACCGTGCGGAAAATCGTGAAAGATAATCCCAAGTGTGCGGATTTGTGCGCCTTAAAAAAAGAGCAGAACACGCAGGACATGCTTTCCTACTTAGGCAGCAAGCTCGGGGAAGCACAGGATCTTCTTGGGCTGTACCTTCAGGCGATGGCAGACCCTGACAAAATCGCAGAAGCGACGCTGCCGCAGCTGTCCACGGCGTTCGGCACCATCGTGGACAAGTTTGCTATGCTGGGAGACCAGAGCGGCATAGAAGCCCCGGACGATGGCCTGCTTGAGGCTCTGAGCGCTGCCGCAGACATCAGCCCGCCGGATGACGTGGAGATGTTGCCGGAGGAAGAGGACGACAATGCGGAAAAGTAACGGTTTTCGCTGGAAAGCCCTCAGCCAGCGGCAAAAGCAGGTCTTGAGCTGGTGGACACCGCAGAGCGCATATAGCGGTTACAACGGCATCATTGCTGATGGCGCTATCCGCTCGGGCAAGACCTTTGCCATGAGCTTTTCATTCGTCCAGTGGGCTATGACCTGCTACAGCGGCCAGCAGTTCGCCATGTGCGGCAAGACCATCGCCAGCTTCCGGCGCAACGTGCTGGGGACGCTCAAACAGCAGCTTGCAGCCCGTGGCTACAACGTCAAGGAGCATCGGGCAGAAAACTGCATGACCGTCAGCAAGAGCGGCCGAATCAACGAATTTTACTTTTTCGGCGGCAAGGATGAGAGCAGCCAGGACCTGATCCAGGGCATCACCCTTGCCGGGGCGTTCTTCGACGAGGTAGCCCTGATGCCGCAAAGCTTCGTCAATCAGGCCACGGCCCGTTGCTCTGTCACCGGGTCAAAGTTCTGGTTCAACTGCAACCCAGGCAGCCCACAACACTGGTTTTATCTGGAGTGGGTGCGCAAGTGCCGTTCCCGCAAGATGATGTATCTCCATTTCACGATGGACGACAACCTGTCACTTGCCGAGGACATTAAAGAGCGCTACCGCAGCCAGTACAGCGGCGTTTTCTACCAGCGCTACATTCTGGGTCTGTGGACGGTGGCCGAGGGCCTTGTATATGACATGTTCGACCGCAAGAAGCACGTCATTGACAAGCTCCCGGCGCTGTTTCCAAAGGGCGCGTATGTGGCGTGCGACTTCGGCACCCAGAACGCAACGGTTTTCTTGCTGTTCCAGATGCAGTCGGACACCGGCACATGGATAGCGACCCGCGAGTATTACTACAGCGGGCGCGAACAGAAACGCCAGAAGACCGTGGGCGAGTATGTTGCAGACCTCAAGCGATGGTTAAACGGCACAAAACCAGAAAAGGTCATCGTTGACCCGTCTGCACTGCCGCTTATCACGGAGCTAAAGCAAAACGGGCTCCCGATTCAGGCGGCAAACAACGACGTTCTGAGCGGCATTCTGGACGTTCAGACGATGCTCCAAACCGGCAGATTAAAAATATACAGAGAGTGTAAACGCACCATACAGGAGTTTGGCGTTTACGCATGGGACCCGGACAGAGAAGATGTGGTCATCAAGGAAAACGACCATTGTATGGACTCTATCCGGTATTTTGTACGTACGAAGCGCCTTGTCAAGCGGGCCGGAGGATAAAAAGTGGCTACATTTACGTTTCAGACATTCCAGCAGGCCCAGCAGGAAGGGCGGCTCACAGATTTTCTGTGGGATTTCATCCAGCAGCACAAATCTTCCCCGCAGGTGGCGGGCAGGACTGGCGCGCTGGCTGCTGATTTATACGACCGACAGAAAAACCCGGGCGCAGAGCAGTTCGCTGCAGCCTATGCGGAGATGCTCAAGCGGGCGACAAACAATACCCGGGACATCATGAGGCCGGATATGGTCAAAAGCAACCTGTTCCGGCGGCTCAACAAGCAGCGCGCGGCGTACTCGCTGGGCAACGGCGTCACATTTGCCGATGGCACCGACAAGCTAAAGTTGGGCGCGACCTTCGACGAGCGGGTTTTTAAGGCTGGGTATTTTGCCCTCATCCACGGCGAAAGCTTTGGATTTTGGAATTACGACCACCTGGACGTGTTTAAGCTGACCGAGCTTGCCCCGCTCTATGACGAGGACACCGGCACACTGCGGGCGGCTGCACGATACTGGCAGCTCAACCAGGACACGGCAACAAAAGTGGTGCTGTACGAAGAAGACGGATACACCGAGTACAAGTCTCAGGCGCGTGGCGCATACCCACTGCAAGAGGCTGCGGCAAAGCGTGGATACCTCAAGACCACGATCACAACCAACGTGGGCGGCGAAGAGTCTGTCACAGAGGACAATTACGGCGCCCTGCCCATTGTACCGCTGTGGGGCTCCGACCTGCACCAGAGTACGCTTGTTGGGCTGAAAGCCTACATTGACAACACAGACCTTGTCATGTCCGGCTTTTGTAACGATTTGCAGGACTGTGCGCAGATCTATTGGCTGTGCGAAAACTTTGGAGGCATGACGCAGGACGAGCTGCAGGGCTTTTTGCAGCAACTCAACCTTTACCACGTCGTCAACGCCGACACCAGCGAGGGAGGCAAGGTGCAGCCCTACACCACCGAAATCCCCGTCACGGCCCGGAGTACGTTGCTTGACCTGCTGCACAGCCGGTCTTATGAGGACTTCGGCGGGCTGGATGTGCATTGCGTGAGCGCGGACAGCACCAACGACCATCTGGACGCGGCCTATGAGCCGCTGAATCACAACGCGGATGATTTCGAGGCACAGCTCACGCCTTTTATTCAGCAGATTTGCAAGCTGGCTGGGTTGGGCGACGTGTCCCCGATTTTTACCCGCAGCAAGATCACCAACACAGCCGAACAGGTCAGCATGGTGATCTCCGAGGCACCGATCATCGGGCAGGACATGGCCATTGACCTGCTGCCCAACCTGACCCCGGAACAGAAAGAACAGGCCAAGGCCGCGCTGATGGCCGAGAGCGCAGCCCGTGAGACCGTGGACGAGGAGGAGGACGAAGACGATGGCGGCAGGTGAGACTTACGAAGAGTTCACGGAGAAGTTCAAGCCGAAAAAGACCACTGACGACTGCTATACACCGCCTAGCGTGTACGCTGTTATCCGGGACTGGGCCTGCAAGGAGTACGGCATCGACCCGGCCAAAATTGTGCGCCCATTTTACCCCGGCGGAGATTATGAGCACTACGACTACCCGGAAGGTGATGTGGTGCTGGATAACCCGCCGTTTTCCATCCTGTCTAAAATCTGCACGTTTTACCTCGATCGTGGAATCCCGTTTTTCCTGTTCGCTCCATCACTGACGGCGTTTTCTGGAAGGGCAAATGCTATGCGGATGAACCATATCATTTGCGACTGTAATATTGAGTACGAAAACGGCGCAATCGTCAAAACGAGTTTTGTGACCAGCTACGGAGGGGACATCATAGCGCAGACCGAACCTCGCCTGACGAAGCTGGTAAACGATGAGGTGGAGCGCCTGCAACGCACCAAAACGGTACAGCTGCCAAGGTATACATACCCGGATCATATTGTAACGGCTGCATTGCTTCAACGATACAGTCATTACGGTGTGGGTTTCAAAATTCACAAAAAGGACTGCACTCCGATTCATGCGCTGGATGCACAACGACCCACAGGAAAAACGATTTTTGGCGGAGGCCTACTGCTGTCTGATTGTGCTGCGGCTGAGAGGGCTGCGGCTGAGAGGGCTGCGGCTGAGAGGGCTGCGGCCACAAAATGGGAGCTGTCCGCCCGGGAACGTGCCATTGTGGAGTATTTGAACAGCCATGAAACAAACTGACCGTGACCGCATCTCTACCCGCCAGCTGAACCTCCTGCGCCGCCGTATCCTCCGGGTGTACGGCACTGCCCGCCGGGAGATGCAGGAGCAACTCACCGAGTTTCTGGCAAAGTACAAAGCGCTGGACGAGCGCAAGCGGGCGCAGCTGGACGCAGGCGAGATCACCGAGGATGATTACCGCATCTGGCTGCAAAATCAGGTCTTTCATTCTGATTTGATGCACTCCAAGCTGGACGGCATCACACAGACCTGCACCACAGCCCAAGAGACGGCCTACAAGCTGGCCCGGGACGAGCAGTACAATATCTTTTCCTTCGGCGCAAACTGGGCTTTCTACGAGCTGGAACAGGCCGCAGGAGTGACGTTCGGGCTGACCCTGTACAACACCGAAGCGGTCAAGCTCCTGCTGAAGGAGAACCCCCGCATGGTGCCAAACAAGCGCATCAAGAGCGAGAGCAACCGCACCTATGACGCCCGGGTGTTCAACCGCTACGTCATGCAGGGCATCGTGCAAGGCAAGAGCGTCCACGACATCGCCGTGCAGGCCGTAAACGGCATGGCTGACACGGAGATACACTGGGCCATGAACAACGCCATCACAGCCCTTACCAGCGCCCAGAATGCCGGGGCTTTGCAGCAGATGCGAAACGCCCAGGCTTTGGGAATCGATGTCAAAAAGCGCTGGAACTCCACCCACGACTACCGCACCCGTGAGATGCACCGCCTGCTTGACCAGCAGACAGCAGAGCTTGACGAGCCGTTTAAGGTCATGGGATACGAGATTCAGCGCCCCGGCGACCCCAACGCAGCCCCGGAGATGGTTTACCACTGCCGCTGTGTGCTGTCCTCTGCTCTGGGCAGGTATCCCCGGCAGAACGCACGGCAAATCGACAACGTGCCTGTGGTCGAGGACAGTGGCAAGGTGGACGAAAAAGGCAGGCCTATCATGGTGCGGGTCAAAAAAACCACCACCGTCATGGACTACACCGAGTGGTATAAATCCAAGGGCGGCACAGAAGCCGAGCAAATGTGGTGGGAGGAAGAGAGAAAACGGAGAAAGGAGAGCGCAAAGCATGAAAAATAAGAAGTTTGGGATTGTCGTAATCAACGATGACTTTTTCTTGAACTTTTGCCGTGATTTTAAGCCCCCGTGCGGTTACATTAAGCCAAAACACGTGCGGCCTTCCTACGGAAATGGCGCAAAGCCGCATGGAGCACACAAACGCCTTATTAGGACAATGGAAGGATTCAGAAAATGAATGTCTTAATGTCAAATGCCGATTATGCGCCGTGGCTTATGGATGCGCTCAAGCTGATTGAAGAAGAGAAGGTCAAAAAACTTGCAGTAGTAGGCATTACTGCCAAAGGTGAGGTCATGACCGGTTATTATCACATGGAAATGTCCGATAAAGCTCTTGTTTCTGCTCATATGCAGGCTGACGCTGTACTGGATTCGGTTTGTTCCAACGGAGAGCTGATCCAAAGACGTTGGGCAGAGCAGGAGGAAGAAGGGGAAGATGCCGATGAAATTTGAATACGATATCAAATTCACCGACAACACCCCGCAGCTGCATGAGGCGCTGGACTCGTGGGCGGAGCGGGTGCTGACCATCTGGGGCATGAAGGTGCAGGACTACGCCCGGCTGCTTGTGCCTACTGGCACGGCAGACAGCACGGGCATTGAGGGCTACGTGGGCGGCGCGCTCAAGCAGAGCCTGACCTACGCCGTAGACCTTGCCAAAAAGACCGTGATCATCGGGTCAAATCTCTTTTACAGCGTCTACGTTGAGCTTGGCACGGGCATCTTTGCCGAGAAGGGCAACGGACGCAAAACGCCGTGGGTATGGATGGACTTCAACGGCAAGTGGCACTTTACCCGGGGCATGGCGCCCCGCCCGTTTCTTCGCCCGGCGGTGGAAGAACACATTGACGAGCTGCGAGAGATCGCGGTGGAGGAAGGAAACAAGGAGGTTTAAGGATGACAAAGCTTGAAAGCTTGAGCGCGCAGCTTGAAGCTGCTGTGAAAATGCAGGCAAACGCAGAAAGGCTTTATCATAAGTCTGCCGAAAAAATTGAAAAACTCAAAATGCAGATGCTTGAGGTGAAGGAAAAGAACAGACCCAAGGCTGCAAAAGTCGAAGAGTTGTTTGCGGCTGGTGTTCAGGCACGCAAAGCGCTTCAGGAGATGTGTGATAACGCATACGGCGAGGGTAAAGCCAAAATTTCTGTTTTGGTTTATGTTCCGGCCGAAGCGCAGGACTATCTGACAGACACAGACTGTGAATTTTCGCTCTAAAACTAAATACTCAGCGGTTGGCGCACAGCGTCGGCCGCTTTTTTATGCCGCTTTAGCTCAGTCTGGCAGAGCACCGGACTTTTAATCCGGGGGCCGTGGGTTCAAGCCCCACAAGCGGCACCACACCGGCAGCACGTCCGGCAAATAAACCTTATTGCCAAGCATGGCAGCCCGAGCAAGGGCGGAAAGGACTATCACATGGCACTCAAAAGAGCTGACATCCGCACGATTCTGGAGAACCCCGAAACCTCCAACGATGACAAGGCCAAGGCCATTCTGGACGCCCTGCACAAGGAGACAGACGAGCTCAAGGACCAGCTGGATGCAGAAAAAACAGCCCGCACACAGGCCGAGAAAGAGCGGGACGAGGCCAACGGCGGCAAGCAGGCCGCTGAAAAGGCGCTGACCGACTACAAGGCCCAGCAGACCCAGAAGGACACCCGGGCCACAAAAGCAGCGGCGTACAAGCAGCTGCTGAAGGACAATGGCGTGCTGGAAAAGCACTTTGACCGCGTTGTAAAAATGACCGGCGCGGACATTGATGCTTTGGAGCTGGACGAGAACGGCAAGGTCAAGGACGCAAAGAAGTTCATGGACAGCCAGAAAGACGTATGGGGCGACTTTGTGGCTACAACCACGACCACCGGCGCAAAGGTGGACACCCCGCCCACCAACACCGGCTCCAAAATGACCAAAGACCAAATTTTTGCAATCAAGGACGCTGGCGAACGCCAGGCCGCGATTGCCGCAAATGCCGACCTTTTCACGGGCGGCGGAAAGGACTAACACATGGCAGCAAAAGAAAACCTTATCGTAACTACCGACATTACCGTCAACCCCCGAGAAATCGACTTCGTCACCCGCTTCCAGCGCAATTGGCAGCATTTGCGCGACATCATGGGCATCATGCGCCCCATTCGGATGCAGCCCGGCACTACCCTCAAGAGCAAGTACGCCGAGGGTACGCTCCAGAGCGGCACTGTTGCTGAGGGCGAGGAAATCCCCTACAGCAAGTTCACCGTCAAAGAAAAGACCTATGCTGACATTACTGTCGAAAAGTTCGCAAAAGCCGTCTCTCTGGAAGCCATCAAGAAGTACGGCTACGATGTCGCTGTTCAGAAGACAGATGACGAGTTCCTGTACCAACTGACCGCGAACGTCACCGACCGCTTCTATAAGTACCTGAACACCGGCACTCTGAAAGGCACCCCCAAGACCTTCCAGATGGCTCTGGCAATGGCCAAGGGCAGCGTTGAGGACAAGTTCAAAAACATGCACCGTACCGTCACCGGCGTCGTGGGCTTCGCCAACATTCTGGATGTGTACGAGTACCTGGGCGCGGCCAACATCACTGTCCAGAACCAGTTCGGCTTCCAGTACATCAAGGACTTCATGGGCTACAACACCATCTTCCTGCTTTCCAGCGGCGAAATCGCGCGAGGAAAGGTCATCGCAACCCCGGTGGACAACATCGTCCTGTACTATGTTGATCCCGCCGACAGCGACTTTTCCAAGGCAGGTCTGGTCTACACCACCGCAGGAGAGGCAAGCAACCTCATCGGCTTCCACACTCAGGGCAACTACCACACCGCAGTCTCTGAGAGCTTCGCCATCATGGGTATGACCCTGTTCGCTGAGTATCTGGATGGCATCTCTGTTCAGACTATCACCCCGGGCGAGTAATCGCCCCTTTTGAGTAGGAGGCGCCCAATGACCGTCCCTGAGCTGTGCGCACTGACGCACAATTTCTTTGACCGGGCAGACGACCCCGTTGCCGGAGAGTTTGTCTTTGAGCCGGATACCGTTCCCGCCGGGGTAGTCCCGGGGCAGTATTTCCTCGTGTGCGGTTCTATCTTCAATGATGGCGTACACAAAGCTGGGGACGGTGATTTGATGACCGAGACCTTTAACGGCACGGTGCAGCCCATGCGTGTGCCGCCCGCTTTTGCGGCACTGGCCCAGAAAATCGACGCATACGACAAAGCACTCCCGGCCGGTGGCGTGTATGTGTCCCAGTCCTTTGCCGGGTGGTCCGGCACGATGGCTACAGGCACGGACGGCCTACCCGCAGACGGAAAAACCCGCTATAAATCCGAGATCAATCAGTGGAGGAAGATGTGACATGGTCAATTCGTTCACTGCATCCACCGTGATGCAGAGCTTCACCAAAAAATACCGTTTTCAGACCCGCAGCTATGAGCCGGACGGCGTCGGCGGCTTTGTGTCCGGCTGGACGGACGGCCCGGAATTTGAGGCCGTGGAGCGCCACGATACCACCGTGGAGGCTCAGGTTGCAGAGCAGGCGGCTACAGCGTCCACCTATACGCTGCTGGTCAACACCGGTGTGCCTCTGGCTTTCCCGGACTACATCAAGCGGGTGAGCGACGGGCAGACCTTTCAGGTGACGAGTGCAGTCGATGAGGGCGGCGCTCCGAAAGAATCCGGCATGGGCCTGCGGGCCGTGAAGTGCAAAAAGGCGGTGCTGCCGTAATGGGGCCGTCTGAGAGCATCAATCGGGCGCTGAACGCTTTTTTCAACGGCTTTGGCATCCCGGGCTACCTGGAAGATAACATCCCTCCCGGCGCAGAACTGCCGTATCTGACCTATCAGCCGACAATTCCCGGCGGCTGGAATGAGTCCGGCACCTTCCACGCCCGGCTTTGGTACCCGAGTGCCAAAGGCCGGACGCCTATTTTACAGACCGAAGACAAGATAAGCGCAGCCCTTGCAGATGGCCTGACCATCGAATGCGGGGACGGCGCTATTCTTTTGCGCAAAGGCAGCCCGTGGGCGCAGCCACTCGACAACCCGCCCGAGGGCTATCTGTGCGAATACCTCAATTTTGAGCTTACACGGCTTGTCCCGTGAGAAAGGATTCTTTATGCCTGAAACTCTGGCAAAAAAGTTCGCGGTCAATGTGCTGACCCCGGATGCGTTCAAGAGCATCCCCAAAGGCTCCGGCAATCTGCTTTCCACATTCGACCTTTCCACCCCCAAAATCGACAGCACCAATGTCGTATGCGCCACGCAGGGCGGTGTGACCATCTCCTACAGCAACAGCATGGAGGATACGCTGGCCGACATCGACAACGCGCCCACCAACACCAAGCAGGGCAATGAGGTCACCGGAACCACCGCCACCATCGCCTTTACCACTCCAAACGCAAGCCCCGATGTGCTCAAGCTGGCCATCGGCACGGCTGACATCGACGCGGACGACCCCACCCATGTGGTCCCCCGCATCGAGGCGGCTCTGAAGGACTACAGGGAGCTGTACTGGGTTGGCCCTATGATCGGCGGCGGCTTTCTGGTTTGCAAAATTTTCAACGCCCTTTCTTCCGGCGGCCTGAGCCTCAAGACGGCTCACCGGGGCGGCGGCTCCATGCAGATCACCCTCACCGGCTACGCTGACCTGGAAAACCCCACTCGGGCCCCCATGGAATTTTACTCGATCGTCAAGGCCCCGACCGGGGACTAAGGAGGACATATGCGCAACATCATCGATCTCGACGGCACCGAATACCTCAAGCGCACCTATGAGTGTGCGCAGGCTTATAAAAAGTACGTGGCAGACTCCGGCGTGATGGACATTCTGGGCCGCGAGCCGGAGCTGACCGGCACGGAGACGGACGCAGAGCGGCTGGAAAAGCGCCGGGCGCAGGCTAACAAAAACGCTGTGGACATGACCAAGCTGCTTTACACGGACAAGGCAGACCTCACCCTCGGCATCCTGCCCCTGTTCGTGGTGCTGGACAAGGGCGAGGAGCAGCCTCCCACCCGGGTGCTGGCCTCTGCCATGAGCCGGGCGCTCCGGGACGTGGACTTCATGGATTTTTTTCAGTCCTTGATGTGATCGGCGCGGACGGCTACCGGCGGCTGGTATCCACCATCCGGCTGGATATGCTCCGGCTGCTGGGCAAGTCGTACATCATGGAGCATATCCGTGCCGAGGTGCGCAGGCATCAGGAGGTACAGCTCTTCCGGGACTATGTGGCCGACGCCATCGGGCAGTATCTCGGCATCCAGCCCCTTTACTCCAGGCTTGCATCCAGGCATTTCCCCCTGCTGCACACCAAGGAAGACACCCGCACGGCGGAGCAGATCACCGCCGAAAATGCAAAGGCTCTGGCAGAGCTGTGCGGAGGAGGTGAAACGCTCTGAATATCTTTAATCTGGAGGCGACTCTGTCGCTGGATGATTCCGCTTACCGGCAGAGCATCCAAAACGTGCAGAACAGCACCAAAAGGGCTGTCACGGAGCTGGGCTCCGAGTACAGAAAAGCGGCGCAGAAAGTCGTCGAACTGACAAAGCGGTACAACGAATCAGCTGAAAAGACCGGGCGCACCTCTGTGCAGACCAAGGAGCTGAAAGCTGCTCTGGCCTCTGCCCGGGCTGAACTGAAAGAGACCACCTCGGCCCTGAAATCAGCGAACATCGGCATGACGGAGTTTGGCGGTTCATCCGAGACCGCCAGCGGCTCTCTCACCGGAGCCATCACAAAAGCCAACCTGCTTACCGGGGCCATCTCCAAAGTAAGCTCCATGGCCTTGTCTGCGGCAGAGGATTTTATCCAGACCGGCATCCGGTATAACGCCCAGCTGGAAGATTACACCACAGGCTTTACCAACATGCTGGGCAGCGCTGAGGCGGCCAAAGCGGCCATGGACGCCATTCAGGAGGATGCCGCCCGCACCCCCTTTGATGTGGCGAGCCTGACACAGGCCAACCAGTTGCTCATCAGCGCCGGTGAAAACGCGGGCTACTCCCGCAAGGCCATCATGGCGCTGGGCGACGCCGTTTCGGCTACAGGCGGCGGCAATGCAGAGCTGTCCCGCATGTCGGCAAACTTGCAGCAGATCGCCAACGTGGGCAAGGCGTCCGCTATCGACATCAAGCAGTTTGCCTATGCGGGCATCAATATCTATCAGGTTTTAGCCGACTACACCGGAAAATCGGTGCAGGAAGTCCAGAAGATGACCATCAGCTATGATTTGCTGTCGCAGGCCCTTATCGCGGCCAGCGAAGAGGGCGGACGATATTACAACGCCATGGACACCCAAAGCCAGACCATGAATGGACGGGTATCCACGTTGAAAGATAACGTGAGCCAGCTGGCGGGTCTTATGACAGGTGACTTGAGCAGCGGAATCGGCGTGGTCATCGGCAACCTGAACGATATGGTGGTGGCTGCGCAGGACGCTTACAAAAAGGATGGGTGGAAAGGTCTCGGCGAAGCGATTCTCGGTCTGGACAACCCGATCAGCACCATCATCAGCAGTTTTGGCAGGCTGGGTTCGGCGGCTGTAAGCGCTCTGGATAGAGCCAGTTACGCCCTAAACAAGGCCCTTGGCAAAAACGCCTACGCTGATTATGACAGCTACGAGGACTACCGCGCATCGACGGACCAGCAGAACTCCCGCGACCGCCGCAGGCAGGCAGCGCTAAATGGCGTTGGCATCAGCAACAAGAGCTGGTCTGAGCGGCAGGCTGAGCTTGCTGCTGCCGCTGGCTCCGGCGGCAGCTCAATCCCCACTGGTGGCAGCGGTGGGAGCTCTTCCGGCGGCAAGCCTGGCTCAAAGTCCACCACCGAAACGGTCATTTCGTCCATCTCCAGAACGGCTACGACTACCGCTCAGAACGCCCTCGGCACCGTGACCACCAGCATTCAGACTCTCACCGAAAAGGTCAAGGACAGCGCGGGCAGCATCAAAGACCGAATCACCGAGACCACCACCACGACCGGCAAGGAGATGGTCGATGGCATCGAGACCACCTATAAACAGGTGGAGACCAAGGTTAACGGCGTGGTGACCAAAACCACAAAGACGTACGACGATATGTCGAAAACGCTGGCGGCCACCCTGACCCGCACCACCAGCAAGGTAGAAGGCGGCGTGACCACCGCGATTCAGGAGGTCACGGAGAAGTACGCCGATGGCACCGAGCACATCAAGACCACCGAGACCAAGACTGAGGAGAGCATCGTCGATGGCGTGGCCCGGACCACCAAGACCATCAACACCTATATCGACGGTGTGCTCCAGAACACCAAGACCGACACCGAAGAGGCTGAAAAAAGCATCCAGGCTGCGCTTTCCCGCACCGAAAAGTATATCTCTGAGATTCAGGGGCAGTCTGACAAAGGCATTTTCGGGCTGGTGAAGTCTCTCTTTATCGACATCAAGAACAAAGACGGCAAGGCCATCGCCGGGGATGTGGTAAAGGTCATTTTCGGGCAGGTGACGCAAGAGCAGCGCAACACCATCCTGAAATGGGCAGACGATGCGATGACTGCCATCAATGAGCACTACGCGCAGGGCGGCATTCAGGGGGCGCTGCAGAGCATTGCAGGCCTCTTCAGTAACGGTATCACCCCGGCGGTCAACGGCTCTACCAAAGAAGTGCAGAGCTTTGCCGCCGCCATGAAGGGCCTTTCCGGAACCGGGGGCTCTGGCGGCATCGTCAGCAGCATCCTCAAGCTGTTCGGCGGCGGTACGAAGGCTGCGGCGGCTGCCGGTGAGGCCGGGGCAGGGCAGGCCATTGCGTCCGCGGCGAGCGGAGCGGCCTCCTTCTTCCCGGAGTGCTTGGCTGTGCTGGCCGCCATCGCAAATGGCGTTATCGGCTTCAAGATGGGCCAGAACGCCCGCGCCCGCGAGGATTCCGGCGAAGAGCGCTCTCTGGGAAGCAAGCTTCTCTCCGGCGCGCTTCTGGCGGCCACCGGCCCTATCGGCTGGATCAGCTACTTCTTCGGCAAAAAGTATGGCAAAAAGTCCTCGTCTTCGTCCGCTGCGGCAGAAAGCGCCTCGTCTGGCGCGCCGAGCTATCTGGACATTCAGGACGCCTACTGGTACGGCAACGAGCGGGCTTTTGCAGGCTACGACTACCGCAGCGACCCCTTTAGCTACAACCCCAACAACAATTCCGTCCCCAAGTATCAGGCGGAGATACAGGCTCAGCTTGCAAAACTGAGCACCGTAGTGGAGCAGTATCTGCCCGACGTGGCAAATCAGCAGATCGTGCTGGATGACGGTACCATTGTAGGCGCTCTCGCCCCCGGCATGAACGACCAGCTGGGCCATATCCAGATGCTTGCAGAAAGGGGAAACTGAGATGTACGAGATTTTTGCATATCCCTACGGTGACCCCGAAAACAAGCTGACCGTCTATCAGCCGGGCAACCGGCAGGCTGTGGTGCTGTCGCCCAAGCTTACCCGCGAGGTGAGCAAGGGCGGCAGCCTTACTTTTACCATGCTGCGCACCCACCCCTGCTACGAATCCATGCAAAAGATGTCCACTGCTGTGGCGGTGCATCAGGACGGCAAGGAGATATGGCGGGGACGGGTACTCAGCCACGAAGCCGACTGGCTCAACCGCCGAGTCATCTACTGCGAGGGGGCTCTCAGCTATTTCAACGACAGCTGCATTACCCCCTTTAATTACGAGGGCAAGCTGAGGGATTTTTTGGAATACCTCATCAAAGCCCACAACTCCCAGATTTCCGGCGGCGACGGCTACGAGGAACAGACCAGCTACGACAAGATGAAAAAGTTTGAGCTGGGCAAGGTGACTGCCGCCCTCGGCGGCCTTGTGGTGAGCTACGGCGACCGCAACCAATACGGCGTGGGCGAGGACTACGGCAGCACCTGGGACATCATCAGCAAAATGGTGCTCAAGACCTACGGCGGCTACGCTTACTGTACCTATAACTCCACCACCGGCATGAACGTGCTCAACTACTGCGACCAGGCATACGAGGCTGACCGGCAGACCGCCCAGAACATCGAATATGGCGTGAATCTGCTGGATTTTACCGAAAAGACCGACACCAACGACCTTTTTACCCGCATCTGGCCGATGGGCAATAAGCACACTGTCGAAGAGACCAAGACCCAGTGGAAGTACAAATTCCTCTGGTTCAAGTGGGGCTCGACTACCGTGACGACCGGCACCCACGAAGAGCGCTACGGCATCAACGGCACGAGCCAGAGCGCCGTTGATAAGTACCTCCCGAAAAAAGGCTACAGCTGGAATCGGGAGTACGGGTGGATACAGAACGACGAGGCCGTGAAAAAGTTCGGCGTGGTCTCCAAGATCCGGGAGTTTGACACGGACAGCAGCGACGCCACCTTTGCCGCCGCGGTGCAGGACCTGGAAAAAAACGACCTCATGACCATGAGCTATGAGGTCAAGGCCGTTGACCTTGTGGATGCGGGCTATGATACCGAGCGGCTGACCTTTGCCAGCTTTGCCCATATCATCAGCAAGCCTCACAGCATCGACGTGATCATGCTCTGCACCAAGCTTGTGGAGCCGCTCGACCACCCGGAGAAAAAGGAGTACACCTTTGGCATGACCCGGCGCACCCTCACCGACCGGGCCGTGGCAAATCTGGGCGTGACCAACGAGCTCTCCGAAAAGACGGCATCCACCAGCCGGTATGCAGGTGCAACACAGATAGACACCACACAGGCGGGCAAGACGGCCAGCGATTTCATCGACTACGCCCCCGCCTCCGGCATGACCGTCGGCCATGCCAGCATCACGGCCAACATCCATTTTGGGACGGATGGCCTGACCTTCTCCGGCGTGAAAAACGGCACCGAGCTGCAAAGCTGGTCCGGCTCCACCTTTGCGGCCCAGACCGCGAGCACAGACCTCTCCGGCTATGCGGCGGTGCTGCTCACCTACGACGGCGACGCCGCAGCGTGGGCTGCCGCCGGGGGCAGGGGCCGGGCCTTTGCGGTGCTGCCGGTGAACGGTAAGACCTACTCCATCCTTTTCCCCGGCGCTCTGGCCCAGCGGCGGGACGTCACGGCGTCCAAAAGCGGCGTGACCTTTGGCAGCGGATACCGACAGACGGCGGCAGGCGCATGGGTGCAGGATGATACGGCCTGCCGCCCGGAGGCGCTGCAGGGCTTTATGTAAAGGAGCGTGATTTTTATGGGCAAGCTCATGGGAGCAAGAATCGGCTCTCTGCACACCTTGGACGACCTCGGCCTTTATCTGTTGGTGGGCAGCCCGCTCATCTCCAACGCAGAGCCGGACAAAAAGCTTGTGCAAGTGCCGGGCGGCGATTTCCTGCTCGACCTCACCCGGGCTGTGGACGGCAAAGTACACTACCTCCAGCGCACCATCCGGCTTGACCTCAAATGTAAGGCTCCGCCGGATGAGCGCCGCAAGGTGCAGAGCGCCCTCGAAAACGCCTTGCAGGGGCAGTGGCTGCGCTGCGTACTGGACGAAGACCCGGCCAACTTCTGGATGGGCCTGTGGATAGTGTCACCCCAGAGCAGAGACCGGCATACCGGCACATTTTCCATCACCGGCACCTGCAATCCCTACAAGTACAATGCCACCGCCTACGCGGGCGCAGACTGGCTGTGGGACGATTTTTATTTTGATGAGGACGTCATCTATGACGAGCCTACGGAGGTAAAGAGCCTGTGAACAAAACTTTCGAAGAAAACATCAACGACGTCCGCACGGCAAAGCGGGGCGTCGAGGTGCGGGAGGCTATGGCTGAGAGCCTTGAGTATGTGGAGGGCTTTGCCTCCACCGCCACCCAAAAAGCAGAAGAGGCCGCAGCCAGCGCCGGAGCTGCCGCCGAAGCCAAGGAAGCCGCCGCTGCCTCTGCCCGGACCGCAGAACAGCAGGCGGGCATTGCCACGCAGCGGGCAGAGACTGCCACGCAGCAGGCCGAGGCTGCAGCCAGCTCCAAGACTGCCGCTGCCGAGTCCGCCAAGCGGGCAGAACAGTTTGCCAAGGAGACTGAGGGACGAGTCACCACCGACCCCACCCTCACCATCTCCGGCGCTGCAGCGGACGCGGCGGCCACCGGCGTGCGCATCAAGCTGCTGGAGATGGTGCATGGCACAGACGTAAACGGTATCAGCTTTGTTTCGGCCTTTGATACGCTTGACGGCGTAGAGCTGACAGGCGTGTGGAACAAGGCGGCGAGCCGGGTGGAGTTTTAAAAGGAAGGAGGATTTTAATGCAGATCAAAAACTTAGCCATTGGCGATGGCTTTGTATACCTGATGGAAGGCAGCACAAAAGTCAAGTTTTACGCGCTGTCCCACAACTACGAGTCGAGGCTGAACGGCAAGGGACGGACACTGTTTTGTAGAGAGAGTCCGGCGGGGAGTGGAACACATACTACGTCCGCAAAAGAGGATTACAGAGTCTATAGCAATAATGAAGACGCCTGGTACAA